AAGCCAGATCACGAGCTTTTAGGCAGAACAGCCTACCTCCAAGACAGGATCTGCTATAATATCCTCCAAGAGTACGCTCGGTCAGGTGTGTTCCGTTCGCTTTGTCTTATCAGCAACCCTTCTGTTGAAGAAATTTTAGAAAATAGTTTAACAGCGACGAATTATTATGAGAAGATAAACGAGTTAATAGGATACACCTTTCACATGCTCAACGTTTTCAAGAGAACCAAGGCAGTTTTGGATAATAAGATTGAAAACCCAGAACAAGCAAGGATTTACTCTATTGGAATGGTTGATTTTGAGACTGGAGCAGAAAAAAGCTTTTTTCCTATTGACAACGAGACAAATAGATGCTACTATTACGCTGTAAATGATAAAGTTTTAGAAGAAGACTACAAAGTGCTGAAAAAGGTCAGCAAACAAGTGAAAGAGAAGATGAAAGACCTCGAAGGAGCGTCTTATCAAATTCATTCAACAAAATATGAGACCAACTTTGCTTTTGTAGAAACTTGGACTTCAAACATTCAGACTTACCCAGAAGGAGGGGACAATGAGTGAAATGGTGTTGGGCGAGGCAGTAATCGTCAAGCAAGAATACAGCCTTTTTGATAATGAGGTTGAAGGTGAAGAGGGAATCTTCGTAAGAGTGGATTCGACAACCAACAAGAGTCTTGTTTACTTCCCACAGTTTAAAGAGTGGGCAGAGATTGAGCATTTAGAACGAGTAGAAGAGGGAGTTGTTCCCGAGAAAAATAAAAGCTTTGCTGAAAACGTCAGAGAGCTAAATTACACAATGGAGAGAAGCTTTTTCGGCTTCAACAATGGAGGAAAATAAGTGGTAACAGCTTATAACGCAGTTTATGTAAAGAGTTCAGGTGAAAACCGAGAAATGAACTTTATTCGATTAAATGACTTACCAGAAACCTTTTTAAATGGTAAGATAAAGGGGAACGGTAAAGAACGAACTCTCAACGAGGGACAGGAGGTGGTCTGGGATTTAGATAATAGCGGATTTCGTGTCTTCAACTGGAAAACAGTTGTAGGCGAGGCAACAACAACAGATAGAGAATTAAACTAAAACAAGGTGTTTGAAATATTTGTCAAACACACTAAAGGGTAATTAACCCACAACATAGGAGAAAGTAATTATGGGTATTGATTTAAGCAAGATGAAAGCAAAGCTGAGTGCTGTGAACAACCGAGGCGGAGGCTCTAAAAAGTCCCAGTTTTGGCGTCCAGAGGATGGTGAACAAACGATTCGCATCCTTCCAACACCAGATGGAGATCCTTTCAAGGAGTTCTACTTCCACTATAACCTTGGTAAGAACGCAGGATTCTTATCACCAAAGAAGAACTTCGGCGAGGACGATCCATTGGACACGTTCATCCGACAGCTTTTCAACGAGAGCACAGAGGAGAGTATCAAGATGGCAAAGTCTCTTATGGCTCGCCAGCGATTCTTTTCACCAGTTATCGTCCGAGGTCAAGAAGACCAGGGTGTAAAGATTTGGGGCTATGGCAAGACTGTTTATGAGCAGTTGTTAAACCTTGTCCTCAACCCAGAGTATGGCGACATCACGGACCCACAAGAAGGAACAGACCTTCTTTTGAGTTACGGTAAGCCAGCGGGAGCGTCATTTCCACAGACAAAGCTTATGCCTTCACGTAAGACATCTGCAATGTGCAAGGACTTAACGCCAGAAGAGTGCGCCCAGACTTTGGAAACTATTCCAGAGTTCTCCTCTCTCTTCGAGCGCAAGACGCCAGAGGACGTTCAGCGAATGTTGGACGAATATTTGGCTGACGACGCCACAGCAGAGGATTTGTCTTCCGAGACAACTCGCTATGGAAATAACACCTCCACCACCACTACCACGAGTAGCGGAAATAATGTAGAAGACGCCTTTAAGGAACTTTTAGGCAGCTAGTCTATTTCACCACGGGGAGTCGAAAGACTCCCCTTTTCACTTTATAGAAAGGAGCCCAATGGCAAAGAAAAACAACACGGGCGCAGGCAAAATGTCTATTTCAGACATTCGCTCTCTTATTAACAAGAAGTCAGGACAGAATGTTGCCTACAACTTGACTGAAGACAATCCAAGCGAGGTTACAGAATGGATTCCCACTGGCGCTCGCTGGCTGGATAGCATTATTTGCCGAGGGCATTTAGGAGGAATCCCAGTCGGTAGAGTAACGGAGATTGCTGGGCTTGAAGCGACAGGTAAATCTTTCTTGGCAGCACAGGTAGCAGCCAACGCTCAAAAGCAAGGAAGAGTGGTTGTTTATTTTGATTCCGAGAATGCTATTAGTCCAGAGTTCTGGGAACTAGCAGGAATCACGGTGGACGACGTAGTTTATGTTCAGACTGAATCTGTTGAAAAGGTTTTGGAAAGAGTAGAAGACTTGCTCGCAAACTTTCCAGATGAGAAGTTTGTTTTTATTTGGGACAGCCTTGCGCTAACTCCAAGTGAGACAGACATCAAGGGAGACTTCAACCCTTTGAGTTCAATGGCTGTGAAGCCTAGAATCTTATCAAAGGGAATGTCTAAACTTGTCGTGCCTCTTGCGAATGCGGAAGCAACCTTTCTTGTTCTAAATCAGTTGAAGACGAACATCACGAGCAACGTTGCGGAAGCAATGACGAACCCTTACTTTACACCAGGCGGAAAGGCGATGCACTACACTTATAGTCTTCGCATCTTTCTAACTGCTCGTAAAGGTAAGGCTTCTTTCATTCTTGACGATCACGGTTACCGAGTTGGTAATCAAGTCAAGTGCAAGATTGAGAAGTCTCGTTTTGGAACGCAGGGTAGAATCTGTGAGTTCAAGATCATGTGGGGTGGAGAAGTCGGAGTCCAAGACGAAGAAAGCTGGTTGGAGGCTATTAAGAGTTCTGACAGCTTAAACGTTGGAGGAGCCTGGTACACTCTCACTCATTCTGACGGAACACAAGAAAAGTTCCAGAAGACAACTTGGATGGACAAGTTAAAGAATGAAAAGTTCAGAGCACGAGTCTTGGAACTTATCGACGAAGAGGTTATTCTCAAGTTTGATAAACGAGAAGGCGTAGCCGAGGACTATTACGAGGACGAAGAAAAGTAATTTATTTTACGATTCTTCTTGACACCAAGCCCCTAGTTTGATATAGTAAGTCAACTAGGGGCTTTTTATTGGAGAAAAGAATGAGCAAGAAGCGAGTGTTAGTAATAGACGGAACGAATAACTTTTATCGCTCCTACATCGTAGACCCAAGTCTATCCACGAATGGAGCACCCATCGGTGGAGTAAAAGGCTTTTTTAAGATTTTACAAAAGCTATGTAGAGAGTCCAAGCCAGACCAAGTGGTTATCTGCTGGGACGGAGCAGGCGGTTCTCAAAAACGACGCACCATTTCCAAAAGCTATAAAGCAGGCAGAAAGCCTATCCGACTCAACAGGACAGATAGAATTCTATCCGAGGGTCAGGAGATGGAAAATAAGATTTGGCAACAGCAAAGACTCATAGAATATCTAAACGAAACACCAGTTATTCAGATGATGTTGGAAGGCGTTGAAGCAGATGACCTTATCTCACTCGCAGTTCAAGACCCGACCTACAAGGGCTGGCACAAAGTTATTGTTTCTTCTGATAAGGACTTCTATCAACTTTGCGACGACGAGACAGTTGTCCATCGTCCTATCCAGAAGCAGATAAAAAACAAACCAAGAATCATTGAGGAGTTCGGCATTCACCCAAAGAACTTTGCCCTTGCAAGAGCTATCGCAGGCGATAAGTCAGATAACCTACCAGGCGTAGGTGGAGTTGGGCTTGCAACCATCGCCAAGCGAATCCCTTTCCTTATCGAGGATAGAGATGTAACCATTAATGAAGTGGTGGAATTCTGCGAAGGCGTTGAGAACCAGTTAAAGGTCCACACAGCAATTAGCGAGAACGAAGAACTTATCAAAATGAACTATAGCATTATGCAACTCTATTCTCCGCTTATTTCAGTTCAGGATAGAAACAAGATTCGCTATGCCTTGGAGAACTTTGAGTTTATGTTCAACAAGACAGAAGTTGAAAAGATGATGATTATAGACGGCTTCGGCGCAGGGAACTGGAGCGACTTATATTCAACATTTAGAAGAATCTGTGTTGACAACTGATAAGAACTATGTTATCCTGGGACTATAAAAAATAAATAGGAATGAAAATGGCTGCAAAAGCAATGATGACTGAAAAAGAAAAATCCGACTTCTCACACTACGGCACAAAATTCCAAGAGGGGTTGGTTCAACTTATCTTGGACGACAGAGTTTTTGCAGACCAAATCATTGAAGTCTTTGACTACGACTTCCTAGAACTAAATTACCTTCGCTCTTTTGTAAAACTTGTCTTTGGCTATCGTGAGAAATACGGCGTCCACCCAACAAGAGACACGATGCTTACTATTGTTAGGGCAGAGTTGGAGAATGAGAATGAGGTTGCTCAAAAACAGATAAGAGACTTTTATTCAAGACTTTCAGCAGCCCCAGAAGATTTTACAACAGCACCTTACATAAAAGACACCTCTCTTGAGTTTTGCAGAAAGCAGAACGTAAAGAAAGCAATGATAAAGTGCGTTGATCTTGTAAAGACGGCAAGCTTTGATGAAATCGCCAAGACGATGACTGAATCAATCAATCTCGGTTCAAGTAACGAGTTTGGCTATGATTATATTGTTGACTTTGAGAAGCGATTTGAATTGAAGGCAAGAGACCCTGTTACAACAGGTTGGCAGTCCCTCGATTCTATTAGCCACGGCGGACTTGGTAAAGGCGAGTTGGGAGTTTGCATTGCTCCAACTGGTGCAGGCAAGTCTATGGCTCTCGTTCATCTCGGAGTCCAGGGGTTACTATCAGGAAAAACCGTTGTTCACTACACCCTGGAGCTTGCAGATACTGTTGTTGCTACAAGATACGATAGTTGCATCACGGGCATTCCACTAGGCAGCGTCTTAGCGAATAAGGAAAAGGTTTTTGACAGGATCCAAGAGATTGAGGGCAAGCTTATCGTCAAGGAATATCCTACCAAGTCAGCTAACACTAGCACCCTGAAAGCACATTTGGAGAGGCTTGTAAGAAGAGGGCACGATATTGGAATGGTCATCGTAGACTATGGAGATTTATTAAAGCCTGTTTCTACTCAAAGAGAGAAAAGAAATGAATTAGAGTCTATTTATGAAGAACTACGGGCAATCGCCCAAATTTACAGTTGTCCTGTTTGGACAGCATCGCAAACGAATAGGTCAGGTCTTAATGCCGAAGTTATTACAATGGAGTCTATCTCAGAAGCTTTCAACAAGTGCTTCGTCGCAGACTTCATTTTCTCGATTTCAAGAACAGTCGAAGATAAGAACACCAATTCTGGAAGGATTTTTGTAGCCAAGAATCGCAATGGTCCAGACGGACTCGTTTACCCAATTTTCATGGACACCAGTAACGTCAAGATAAGAATGTCTGCGACAACTGGTGAGACAATAGCCCAGGCTTCAAGTCAAATCGTGAAGAACCAGGCACAATCACTAAAAGACAAATACAGAGAGTTTAGAAAACAAGACAAAAAGAAGAAGGAGAGTGAAAACTAATGTATACAGAAGAACAGGTTCGTGAAGCCACCTTAGAGTACTTCAACGGCGATGAACTCGCCACCAACGTCTTTATGACGAAATACTGCCTAAAGGATA